TTTATCAAATTTAGCTTCGTAATTTTTTCTTTTTGCCATTTTAATTTTTCTTTTTTAATTGTGTGATGAACAAAATTATAATTAGTATTTAAAACCTTGCCAATCTCTCGCACTGACATCGTTTCATTCATTTCTATATACTCCTTTGCCACCCAATACACATTATCAACTATTTTCTTTTCTTGATCATCCAACTCAAACGGCGCATCGCTTGTGAAATTGTCGTTTAAATCGGTTGACTTATTATTCTTTAATTCCTGTAAAAATAAGTTTTTTATGGTAACAATTACATAAAAATCATTTATTTCTTTATTGCAATTGTTCAAAGCCAGATACATATCGTTAACTAAGTCATCCGCTAACATTTTGTTGTTACAGATTTTCAAGGCGATTTTCCGCCAGTATGTATCTTTCTTTGCTAACTGTTCAAGCATTTATTTTTTAAAAAACCTCCCCAACAGGGTCTCAGTATATTGAGGAGGTAAAATTAATTAATTATGAAACTGTTACAAATATAATCATTTTTATTTCACTTCAACAAATCGTCCAACCAATTTGCAGTGTTTTTTGTTCCAAGCGTTTTAAACTCGTTTACGGCATCTAAATAACAATTATCTAACCAAGTATGCAATTTACCTTTTAATTGCGTACCGTCTTTAAAAACGTGTTCAGATGTGTTTTTATTTGTTTTTTTATAGTTGTTGATTTTGTCTTGTAGTTTCATAATGTTTTTTTTTCATTTAGTGGTTTAATCAATTAAACTAGTTTAGTGGTTTAGTAGTTTAGTCCCCTTTATAAGGGGTACTAAACCACCTAGTTTAATCAGGCTTTTAAACTAGTTTAAACCAGTTAGTTTTTCTTACAAAAAGTTGTTTTCAAATTCTCCTAAAAAGTAACGGCTTTGTCCTGCATCTCCGCTTTTCAAAATCCATTTATTATCAATGAACTTCGTTAATAGTTTCTTTGCCATATTATCCCCTATATTTTCTTTAAATTGTTTTTCAAATTCAAGACAAATCTGTTGCACCATTTCACCGTAACGGTATGATTTCACTTCGTCACTAACTTTGCTAAATGCAGCCGTTAATATTTGGAATAATTGATAATCTGGTTTATCCATCTTTGGTGCTTTTTTGCCAGTCATTTTAAAAATAGAAACATCCTCGTTTTGAATTTCTGGCATACCATCCTCAAGGATTGAAAACTGAAAAGCATCAGGCTTTCTATTTCTGGAAGCTAAAGATTGAACAATACGATTACAATCATTTTCTTTATCAATTGATACTCCTATAACTATTTCGCTTTTATCTTGTAATTTCGTGCCTAAATGCCCTTTCATTTTAGTCTGAATATCATTCGGGTTTTGGTGGATTACGTTACAAATGTGGCAGTTGTTTTCAGTCGCCCAAATCCGCAAATTAGTTACAAGTTCATCAGCTTCTTTAAGATTGTTCGTATCAAGTGCCAAATCAGATATACCATCCAATACAACAAAATCGGGTTTGTTTAGATAAATTAAGTGCTTTACATATTCCAACCTCGTTGGTGTAGAAACGGCATCAAATTGGTACACATCCATTCTATCAAGTTCTTTTTCTCCATCATACCCAAGCATCTTTTTGATTTGCATTAATCCAAGTTTAACGTGGTATTTTGATTGTTCGGTGTCAATGTACAAGATTTTGTCTTTACCCTTTGGAAGTTCGCTTAATAATCTATTTTGAAAAATACCCCTTTTTAAAATAGCTGACAAAATCAATTTTATTAAAAAAGTTTTACCCACTTTTGCCTGTGCAGTAACGCAACTAATATTCTCCCGTGTCATTACCATACGTTTATTTTCTCCGTTAACATCACAAATAGACAATACTATTTCTGGCATAGGTATTTCATCTGTAATTTTAACTTTAAACTTTTCAATTTGTGTAAAATCAAAAACTACTTCCGTTTCTTGTAACATTACTATTGGTTCATACATAATTCTTAAAGTTTTTAATTGACAAATTAATCGAGTTTTCAATATTGTATTTCACGGCTTCCGCATCCCAGTTGTTGCCACATTTCGCAAACTCCAAAGCATTCAATCCGGGTAGTTTGTTCTTATATCTTTCGTGGATTTCTTCCAACTCGGTTGCTGTTTTATTTTTCAAAAAAGGATCAAGTATTTTTTTTCTGTTAAAATAATTTTGTAGCTCCATTCTGCGAAGTGACATCTGCAGTTTTTCAATTGCCATTGGCTCGGATAGTATTCTATTAATTTCTTTATTTGCCATTTCAATATCGGTATAGTACGCTAACAATTCCGATAAAGTGAAAGTATAGAGTTTAGCAAATAATAAATTTTCTTGTAACGTTTCTTGCTCCGATAGTTTAAGATTTCTTATGATTTCATTAAAAGCATCGACATCGTTTTGGTTTGGTTTATTGCCCTTTGATATTGTAAAAGACAATCTCTTTACGGCTTCTTTGAGTATCATAATAATTTGATGTGAGTTAGTTCGCTAATTTTCCAAGTGTGCCATTTCAATCTTGCATCAAGTGTTGGTCTTGTAATGCCTATTTCTTTTGCCGTATCGTCTTTTGAAGTTTTGGCAATTCTTTTTAATACCTTTTGAGTTGCTTCGTATTTTGTCATAGTGTAAATTTTTTTACATTAAAGTTGCTAAAAATACCCCGCTATTCTAGTAACGGGGTTTTGAATATAATAATTAAAAGCCGTTTACAAACTTACAAAAAACTTTTTATAAAATTGTCGTGCCAAATTAAAAAACCGTCAAAATCTTTTACGATTGTATAAACACCCCCCATATTTTCTAATTTTTGCTGGAAGTCTTTTTGTCTTTCAGATTGATAATCATTGCCAAATTTAACCTCAATTTCAACAGATACGGGAATTAATCGACCTTTGAAATTAACCATTATTTTTGCAATAATATCAGCCCTGCCAACTTCATCCCGTGAAGCCCCCCATTGGATAGAACCTATTTGCCTTTTTCTGCCTAAAACATCCGTAACGATTTCCCTTTTGTCAATCATTGTCCCGGTTGTGTGTTGCCTTACAGCGTGGTGTCCGTTGTAAGTTAGGAAGTTAATGATACAATTTTCTAATTTCGTGGAATTGCTATCACTGAAAACAATCTTTGGTATTCCTATTAATGGAACATTCGGGTATTTATTTTGAAACCATTTTAAATGGTCTGCTTCAATTCTTTGTTTGTTGGTTTTGTTCATTTCAATAAAATATTAGGGGCTAAGTTAATAGCCCCATTATTATCTAAAACGGTAAATCATCCTCTTCAGGATTAATAGGCTCGGCAATATGAGTAGTTCCTGCATTGTCGTTTGTCAATCCTGCAAAGTTTTTGATATTGCCTAAAATTGGCAATTTAATTTCATTGGCTTTATCTTTGCCAAGTTCCTTATACTTTTCAGTATTCATTTTTTGACTGATAAAACCGTGATTACCGTATTGGTCGATTTCATCTTTAACAACTACATTGCAATTAATGTAAACCGAACCATCTTTCTCGGTTAAATAATTGGCATCAATTGGAATTAAAATGCATTTTGCACCTTTTTTCGTGGTAATAATTGCGCTTTGTAATTTTGTCAAAGCGATTGATCCTGCATAATTTTTTTGATTACTCATTGTTGTTTATATTTAAGAATTGATTAATAGTTCGTGATAGATTTCAATTTGTGCAACTTGCTCTGGAGTAGCTTCAGCCGTTCCTGTTTCAATTGCTTTTAATGCTTTTTTTACAGTCGCAATATCCGAAATCAAAATTTTATCAATTTGCTTTTGACTTAATTTAGATACTTTCGGCTGTTCTATTATTTCAACGTGTGGCACATCTACTGTTTGCTCTGGCATTTCTTCTGGCACGTAAACTGGTCCAGCAAACACATCAGGACAAAACCATTTAACTCCGTTTGAAATTGCACGAGCAAAAAGCATATTTTTAGGAAACTTGTCGATGTTTTTTGTACCCGCTTTTTTTGCATCTTCAATCGTAAAAGTAGAATTGCCAATATTTTCAGTTCCTTGTAAAAAGTCAATTGAACAAATCTTTTCGTTCATTTCTTTAACTTTATAATCATACTTGCCAGAACCTTTAACGGCACTTGCAATTAATCCAGCCCCGAGCGTTGGTTTACCTTGGATGATATGAATACCACTCATTGCAGCGAAAGGAGGGATTCCTATTTCCTGCCCGGCTTGAATTTTAACAAATGCTTGACCCATTGCTTTAGCATCGGTAAACATTCCACTTTCGGCAAAAGTTTTCGCCATAATCATAATGTCATTTACTGGCATTATTTGAATTTCGTTTTTCATAATAATTAATTTAAAAACCCTGATAAAATCCTTTAGGTCAGTAAAGGCATATCAGGGCTTGAAATAATTTTTAGTTTCAATACCTGACCGTATTGTTTAGCAAATATAGTTAAAATTTTATTGTCACACTACTTTTACGCGGACTAATTGAAACTTTCGGTACTTGATTTCCATAAGCATCAAACGTATCTTGTTTCTGTGCCATTTTTAGCTGTTCGGTACGGGCGTCTAAATCCGCTTTAATCGTGGACCATATTTCATCATCTGCATAATTTACGGTATTGCCACCATTTACGGGCGAAAATTCAACGCCTAAAATAACCTGCTTTTCAGCGTCGATAATATGACTTCTAAACTTTGCCATCGCACTTGAAACAACTTGCTCCAGACGGGCTAAATTCGCCCCTAATTGCATAATATCGCAACTCCCATCGTCCAGAACGGATTGAATCAGTTGCTCTCCAGTCTTTACAGCATCTTTTTTAGTAAAAGTGCTGTCATACATAGCCACCATTTCTGCGGCGCGCATCTCAAAAAATTGTAATTTGCTCATAATTTAGTTTTTTAATTGGTTACAAACTTAAAAAATATATATACACTTTGTATATTATTTAACTTTTTATTAACTAAAACAGTTTTTGTTGAGCAACGTGATTATTAATGCGCTCCATTGCTTTGTCAAAGTATTCTTTGTCTAATTCACAAGCTGTCAAATCATATTTATAGTCGTGGCAAGCTATTGCAATACTTCCGCTTCCTAAATGCGTATCAAGTATTTTATCATTTTCTTTTGCGTATTTATCTAAAATCCATTTGTATAACTCAATAGGTTTTTGAGTAGGGTGTATTTTCCCTTGTGAATATGCTTCAACTCTACTCATTCTAAATGCTTTTGATGCTTTATCAAATGAAGTCCAAGCCATTTCAAAATCGCTACCGGTAAACTCTTGAATTTTATCCCAAATTAACCAACAAGAACTTTCAATTTCAAAATCAGCAATGTTCATAGGTCTTATTAAATAGTTCCCTCCCCATATAATTTGATTTTTGCTGACTCTTTTTAATTCTTCAAAATATTTATAATTAGGCTTGTTATCCCATTTTATAGAGTTTCTATCATTATCAAACTTTGCTTTTCTAGTTCCACCTCCATCAACTAACCTATTACCAATCCCATAAGGAGGGTCAACTATTGCTAAATCAAAATACTTATCAGGATAACGGCTCATTAACTCCATATTATCTTCACAAGTTATCGTTAAACCACCCACAACTAGCGGTAACACGTGTTTAGCAATATGCGGTTTTTGGTTATTAATTTCAAGTTCAGTCATTCTTTTTATGTTTTGTTATTAATTTAAAAATCAGTGCTTTTTTGTCCCGCACATCGCTAAGCACGGGAACGTTAGCAGCAATGTTTAGCCAACTTTGAACTTTATCCATCTTTCAAGTTCGTTTATTACTGTCAAGGCTCCGTTTGCTCCTACATCGTTGTAATGCTCTGCCACAAACTTTCTCATTCCTATTAACTTTTCAGTGAGTTCCGTAAGGATAACACTGCTGCTAACAGGAAGATTTGCGTCAGTTTTTGGTGCATCTTTCAATTTGAATGGTGTGATCTTTTTTGTCATTTGTGCTATATTAAAATGTATCGTTTCTAATCAAAAACCGAACGCAAATCTCCAATGCGTTATAAGCAATAAAATAAAATTGCCTACGCACGCTATACAATGTGATTTCGCCATTCAGGGTAAAAAGCATCTAATTCGTTTTCCCCAAAACCGCCTCTTTCTTCTAATCTTTCACAAGTTTGCCCAGGGAATAATAAGTGGTAAGAACACCACGCTCTCCAATGTGCAACCCATGTTATTTTAAATGTTTCACCGCAATTACCCTTTATAGGCACTTGTGTAACCGCTACTTTTTTTGGGAATTTATCCTCAATCATTTTTTTTAAGTCCATCGCTAAAATTTTATTTTACATCTTATAATGCATAACGTTACTTTCTGGCGACCGTGACGGAAGTAGGTCGTGAATACCACCCCTAAACCAACAACCCAGCATCCCTATAATAACGTTGATCAGTTATAGTTATCTCCTGGCAAATTTGCTTTAAGCAGCTTTTCTCCTGT